TCGCCGGTCTCGGGCGACAGCGGCAAGCGATATCGAGCCGTGTTCACGAAAGACAGCTACACGACAGTCAACAGTAACGCAGCCATTCTCACGGTGCCGTAATGCCAAAGATCGTAAAGGTAAAGCGGTCGAACGTCGCAGGCTCAACGCCCAGCGTGAGCTACGGCGAGCTTGCGTACAACGCGGCAGACAATCGGCTCTTCGCCGGTAACGCTGCGAACGTGGCTGTGCTGCTCAATGCAGGCAGCGGTGGCGGCGGCGGCGGCTCCGCGAACATCGTCGAGGCGGCGACAGCGGCGGGGTTCCCAGCCACGGGGGCCAGCAACACGATCTACATCGCAACGGATGCGAGCCGCGTCTTTCGCTGGGATTCGTCTGGCGTCTACGTCGAACTAGGAAACTAACTATGCCATTCTCCTTTCCAGCATCCCCGGCACTCAACGCAACCTCAACCCAAAACGGGCGCGAGTACCGCTACGCGGGCAACAACACTTGGGAACTCGTCGCTGCGAGCGGCGGCTCTGGCCTGTCGTGGTCATCCGTGCCAGCCTCAGCGACGGCGAGCGGGACGGCGGGGCGGATAGCGTATGACTCGTCTGGGTATTTCTACGTTTGCACGGCTCCGAATACGTGGGTACGTACAGCGTTGAGTACGTGGGACTCTGACGCCACTGCGTTCCTGACAGCGGCGGGCATCACGGACGCAACACAGTCATCTGCTATAGGGACGCTCGTCGGATCGCTGAAGAGCGCGGGCGTCTGGTCAAAAATGCGCGCGATTTACCCGTTCATCGGCGGCACGGCATCGACTCACAAATGGAACCTCAAAGACCCGCGAGACTTGGACGCCGCCTATCGACTGGCGTTTTCAGGCAACTGGACGCACTCCGCAACGGGGGCCACTCCAGATGGCAGCACGGCATATGCCAATACGTTCGCCGTGCCATCCACGTTTTTTAGCGACTACACAGGCGCATACGGCCTGTATCTGCGCACAAACCCAGCATCTTCGACTGGGTATCGAGTGGACATGGGTGCTCAGTTTTTCTCCGACCCAACGAGCAACCGATTTCTCCAGCATATTGGATCAACCGACGGCAATTCGTACTACGACTGGCGGAATCGCGTAACAGTTGCCACGTCGACCGTCGGTAGTGTAACTGGGTTCCATGTCGTCTCGCGGACAAGCACTTCGCTGATGACGGTCTACCGAAACGGCAATTCAGTGGCGTCCGGGGCATCGTCGGACATCACCACCGACCTACCAAACCGCCCGCTCTACATAGGCGCACAGAACCATACCGATGGCCCAAGCTTGCACTCAAACCGCGAGCAGTCATTTGTGTTCCTGTCGGAATCTCTGTCTGGCTCGGAAGTAACTGCCGTCAATTCCGCCGTGCAGGCGTTCCAGACAACTCTCAGCAGGAACGTCTAGTGAGAGACTCCATCTTCCTCGCTGCTCTCATCACGTTCTCGCTTGCAGCGGGCGTGATGGCGGCACGCACTACGGCGGCGTTCATGCGATGGGCTGTCCAGCGAACACTAGCAGTGGAGTGGTGAGATGAGCAGCGTCCTTCGCACTATCGCCGACAGCCTCGCCACGGGCTTAGATTCCGTGACGTGGGAGATTCCGTCAACCACCGTCGAGCGTCGCAACTGGGCAAACATTGACGTAGACGCCATGAGCGTGCCTCGCGTGTTCGTCGTTCCCGGCAATGCTGACGTGTCACGCATCAGCCGCCAAGTGATGCAAGTAGACTACACCGTCACAGTCTTCGTCGGGCGTCACGTCACGACTGACGCTGAAGTGGATGGCATGCTTGACCTGGCTGACAGCGTCATGCTCTACGTGCGCGCCCACTCGTTCGGGCAAGCGGTGACGTGGCCGGCTGGCGTTACCAGCCCGCAGACGGTCAGCATCGACTTGAATCCTGACGACGCACTGACGGAGCGGAACGTCTGGCGAGCGGTGATCACGGCGACGTATCGAGTGTTCGAGACGAACGTGCTGCCGACTGTCTAGGAGGCTGCTATGCCGTCGATGCTTTCTGGCATGAGTCGGGCGTTTATCCGTCCCGGCATGGTCGGCGGCAATCGCCGCGAGATGTCTGCGGCGACTCTCGGAAGGCTCCAGCTGCGGGCGAGCATTCGCGGCAACTTCTTTGACAAGCCCAAGGCCACAAGGCTAATCGGCAAGATGAACGCAAGAGTGTTGTCCTTGCTTGGCAGAGACATCATGCAAGAGGCGAAGAAGGGCATCGGCCAGACTAGGCCGAGGACATCAGCGGCAGCGAGAAAGCGTCTGGGGCGCGGAAAGCCAGTGGAGTTTGTCGGTGGTCTGTATTTGGACATTACTGCGTACGGGTCGGGAGAGCCAAGGGCAGCAGGAAATCCAATCAAGTCTTGGGCTCCAAAGAGGTGGTTTTACAAAGACATCATTTACCAGCTTGATCCTGCCCGCATGACGGCTGTGATTGGCACGTACAAGACGAAGCCCTGGCTGGCACAGCTGCACCAGATGGGCGGCACGGTGAAGCAGACGGCGTGGCGTATCGGCGTCGGTGCTGCAAGGAATGCGTACCTACGAAAGCAGGCAGGCAGGAGCGGTGCCGGTCGTGACGCCAGCGGTCGCTTCACCAAGGGACAGAGCCTTGGGCCGCAGAGGAACCAGTACGAATACGGTGCTCTTCAGTGGGTGATCGACAAGGGCGGCTTCCGCTACAGCCGCAACTGGGAGAAGACGAGCATCACCCGCATGGCTCGCTACCCAGCCCGCCCGTTTATGGCTGGCTCAAAGCGAGTTGACGCCGCCGTGGCGAAGGCTAACGAGAAGTGGCGAAACATGCTGGCGAGAAACTAGCCACGGCATACCCGGTCTAGATTCCGCCCTGCTGCCCATACCGTGAGCGAACCAGCCGCACCGCTGGCACTCGCACACGAGAGGGCACCACATGCCAATTGGCTCAGTTGAGATCACGCTTGGTAAAGACGTGACTATCACGGGCGTCGCGAACGCTCGGTCATGCACCGTCACCAACTCGGCGTCAGACGTTGACGTCACGAAGTTCGGCGACACTTCCCGCAAGTTCCGCAAGGCTCTCATCGAGCAGACGATTGAGCTTGAATGCGTGGACGCTCCAGGCGTCAGCATCGGCGGGACGTTCACCATCAGCGGCACGCAGACAGGAAACGCGACGTACATCTGCACCAACATTGGTCAGAGCCAGCCGCTCGACGGAATTATCACCTTCACTGTGTCGGGCTCTCGCACGGTCAGCGCCTAACCACTCACACAAGGAAATTCTCACATGGCTATTTCTCTCGGAAAAGACGCAGCGTCCGCTCCTCCGTTTGGCGAAGGCATCATCTCGGCGAGCTTCACGGAAGAGTGCGAGACGATTGATGTCTCGAATCGGTCCAACGTTGGCGGCTCTGCCGGTGTTCCTGGCCGCAGGGTGAGTCGTGCGGGCTTCGTGACGAAGACGTGGGAGATTGAGTGCCACGATCCTGATGGGCTCATCACCTCGTTGACCGCAGCCGGCACCGCTGGCTCGTTCTCAATCATGAGCGTGTCCGAGAACATCGGCGTTGACGGAGCAGTCACCTACAACGTGACAGCCAAGGAGTTCTAGTGGCTATCACGCTGGGGAAAGACTGTTCCATCGTTCTCGATGGCGGCTACATCGCCAGCGCCCGCAACGTCATGTTGACAGAGTCGGCTCGCACGATTGACGTCAACCCGTACGGCAGTCGCTACGCGGCAACCTACAGCACCGGATACGACTGCACTGTGAGCGTTGAACTAAACGACGCTGCTGGACTCGGCACGGCGTTTCAGAAGATGCACACGGGCGGGACGTTCACAGTGTTTGGTGGTGCCGCCGGGTTTTCATTTCTCGCAGTGATGACCGGCATCAGCGAGAGCGACCCGGTAGATGGCGTGGCGACTTTCACGCTTGAGGGCAAGATGACCGACCCTAGGCTAGTGAGGGAGTAGGCATGCGTGAGTTCAGGGACGACCAGGGCAGACCGTGGCAGGTGGCGTTGACCGTCGCCTCTGCCCTGCGTGTCCGCGACAACGTCACCGTTGACGTCGTGGACGAGGAGACCGGCGAGCGTAAGGCTGTGCCATTCGACATGGTGGACGCTGCGAACATCTCGCAGACGTTCCAAGTGCTGCGTAGCCAGTACGCCAAGATTGGCGAGATCCTCTACGCACTGCTGACCAAGCAAGTCGAGACGAAGGGGCTGTCACGAGAAGACTTCCTTGACGGTCTGCGTGGCGATTCTCTGGACGCTGCGACGAAAGCGCTAGAGCAGGAACTTGTCGATTTTTTCCCGCAGCGCCTCCGCAAGATGATCGGTCTTCTCGCGTCCAAGATGGACGAAGTGGCAAACGAGATGCTCGGCAGAGCGGAGGCGGGTCTGGAGAAGGCGACGGTGGAGAGCCTCGCAGGAGCGTCTGGGACGCCATCTGGGAAGCCGCAGGAATCCTCGGAGTCTATCCCGGCAAGTGGACCGTCAGACAACTCTTCGCCGCTCGTGACAGCCGCCTAGAGCACGATTGGTGGCACACGGCAAACCTGCTGGCACAGCAGGCAAACATCAACCGGGACAAGAACTCGCCGAAGGCAGACCCTCGCAAGCTGAATCCGTACGCAAAGAAACCGAAGCCGAGACAGGCGACGCCTGATGACCTGAAACGCCTCTTTGGCAAAGACTGGCAGAAACACGTATGAGTGCTGGAGCAGTCAGAGCCGGTGGCGTATTTGTCGAGATCGGTGCCGATCCGAGGAAGTTTTTCTCGGCACTGACCAAGGTCAATAAGTCGCTCGGCAATATGGGCCGCTCGCTCGCCTCGGGTGGCGGGCGGCTCGCGGCTGCTGGCATTGGCATGGCGGCACCGATTGCCGCTGCCGTGCAGCAGGGTGCGGCGTTTGAGTCAACGCTGCTCAACATTCGGGCGAGCACGGGTGCGACATCGGCGCAGATTGACCAGATCAAAGCATCGTCTATGGCGATGTCGCAGGCTCTCGGCGTCGGGCCGACCGAGGCTGCTCAAGGCATGCTTGAACTGCTGAAGGCTGGCATGTCGCTTGATGC